TTTACCGTGTATATCGAACGCGCAGCACTGGATAAAGACACGGTTAGCTCCAAGTCGCAGACGAGGGAGCTTTCAGAGATCGAGGACAACGCGGAGGAGCTTCTCGCCGCAGCACAGACCATGGCGGCGGCTCAGGAGGCTTTTGAGCGACTTTCTCAGGAGGCAGCGGACAATGCGACAGCGGCCAAAGAAAGTGAGGAGAGCGCAGCGGAGAGCCTGAGAACCCTCAATTCCACCTACGAGGAGGACATGGAGAACATCGAGGCCGCCTACAACAGGACTATGGGGGCCATTGATGACAAGGCGGCAGCCATCGCGCAGCTCACCACAGACGCGGACACCGTGGCCCGGCAGGCCCTCGAAAAAGCGACCAACGCAGAAAACGAAACGGCGGAGTTCTCGAACAACGTCGATTCCATGCAGCGCAAAATCGCGGCGATGCAGCTTGTCCTTGAGGGCAAGGTGGACGACGCATTCGTAGAGAACGGCTACCTCTACATGACATCCAACGGAGAGGTCGTAGTCGGACCCCTCGGCCCGTTCTCAGGGCAAGGTGGAGGCGGAGGCGGCGGAGCCAGCGGAAACAATGCTGTGCTTTCCGTCACCAATGTCACTGGCTGGCTTTCCACGACCATCGCGGACGGAGACGACTGCCCGGTCAGCATCCTTTGGTCCTCAAACGAGGATGAGATGCCAACGGGAGACGGAACCGCCAAAATCACGGTCAACGGGGCTGTAAAGGCCATGCTGAACGTGACGCAAGGAACCGTCACCATCAACCTCGCGCCGTACTGCAGCACCGGGACCAACGTCGTGAAGGTCACCATTTCAGACGTTTACGACAACAGCAGGACCATCAATTTCAGCGTCACCTGCATCGCCATCAGCCTCAGCAGCTCGTTCGACGCTTCGACCCCGTATCAGGGAGCCATTTCGTTCCCGTACACCCCGGTCGGCAACGTCAACAAGACGCTCCACTTCCTGCTCGACGGGCGGCAGATTGGCACGAACACTACATCCGTCTCCGGCAGGCAGATGTCCTACACCATCCCGCAGCAGAGCCACGGGGCGCACACCTTTGAGGCGTACTTCGACTGCGAAATCAACGGCCAGACCGTCGAGAGTAACCACCTGTACTATGAAATCATCTGCCTTGAGGCGATGAACACGGAGCCGATTATCGTCAGCTCCTTCAACCAGAGCACCGCATCGCAGTACACCACGCTGCACGTCGATTATACGGTCTACGACCCGGTCAGAATGACGGCGGACGTGCGTATCACCGTGAACGGGGCGCAGGCGGCGCAGCTTACCGTGGACAGGACGCAGCAGGTATTCACATACCGGGCGGACGACACCGGGACGCTCACCATCGTCATCGCCTCCGGGGAAATTTCCAAGACCATCAACGTCACCATCACGGAATCCGACATCCATGTGGAGCCGGAGACCGACCAGCTCAAGCTCTACCTCTCCAGCGCGGGCCGCAGCAACAATGAGGCTAACCCCGGCACATGGAGCTACGGAAACGTGGAGGCCACGTTCTCCAATTTCAACTACAGTTCCGACGGCTGGGTGAACGACGACGACGGTATCACCGTCCTCCGCGTGGCAGGCGACGCACGGGTAAACATCCCTTATCAGGCGTTCGCAACAGACTTCCGTACCACGGGCAAGACCATCGAGGTGGAGTTCGCCACCCGCGACGTTATGAACTACGACAGCGTCATCATGTCCTGCATGAGCGGAGGCAGAGGCTTCTCCCTGACGGCGCAGCTCGCCCGGCTCGTATCTGAGCAGAGCGAAATCTCCATGCAGTACAAAGAGGAGGAGCACGTCCGCATCGCCTTTGCGGTCGAAAAGAGGAGCCAAAACCGCCTCATGTACATCTACGTCAACGGTATTATGTCCGGCGTGGTACAGTACCCGGCAAGCGACGACTTTTCGCAGGCAAGCCCGGTCGGCATCAGCATCGGCTCCAACGACTGCACCATCGACCTCTACTGCATCCGCGTGTATGACAACAACCTTGAGCGCGGGCAAATCCTCACCAACTGGATTGCCGACACGCAGAACGTCACGGATATGCTGGCCCGGTACCGCCGGAACAGCGTCTACGACGAATACGGCAATATCGTTATTGCCAGACTGCCGTCGGAGCTGCCTTACCTCATCATCGAGTGCGAGGAGCTTCCGCAATACAAGGGCGACAAAAAGACCGTCAACGTCACCTATGTTGACCCGGTTACGTCCTCGCGGAGCTTCACGGCCACGGGAGCGCAGGCGGATGTACAGGGTACGTCCTCTCAGTATTACGCCCGGAAGAACTACAAAATCAAGTTCAAGAACGGCTTTGAGATGAACAACGGCAGCCATGTCGAAAAGTACCCGCTGAGGCCCGGAGCGATTGCCACAAACGCATTCTGCTACAAGGCCGATGTCGCGTCCTCAGAGGGCGCGAACAACGTCGAACTGGCCCGGCTATACAACGACACCTGCCCGTACAAAACGCCTCCTCAGACGGAGAACAGCGCCATCAGGCAGGGTATTGACGGCTTCCCCATTGTCGTCTTTTGGAACGACGGCCAGAACACCACGTTCCTCGGCAAATACAACTTCAACAACGACAAAGGCACGGAGGAGGTATTTGGCTTCGAGGAGGGCGATGAGAGCTGGGAAATCAAGAACAACACCAGCGACCGCGTACTCTGGAAATCCGCCGATTATGAATCCACTGTGACGGACGGCGACGGCAACGTCACCCCGGCATGGCTGAATGACTTTGAGGGCAGATACCCGGATGGAAACGAGGACCCGACGAACCTCAAGGCTCTCGCGGAATGGCTGGTATCGACCGACCAGAGCGCCGTCTCCTCGGCGGCGGACAAGGCGGCCCGCCTGCAGAAGTTCAAGGACGAACTGACGCAGCACATGGAGAAGGATGCGGTCATCTTCTACTACCTGTTCACAGAGCTTTTCCTCATGGTGGACAGCAGAGCGAAAAACGCATTTCCCTCCTTCCTCGGCGGTGGCAAGTGGTTCTCCCTGCCTTACGACTTCGACACCGCCCTCGGCATCAACAACGAGGGTGCGCTCGTGTTCTCGTACAACCTTGAGGACATCGACACCATCACGGGCGGCGCGGACGTGTTCAACGGCCAGCAGAGCGTTCTCTGGATTAACCTCCGGCAGGCGTTCTATGATGACATCAAGGCCATGTACCAGACCCTCCGCAGCACCGGGGCGCTCTCCTATCCGAAGGTTGAGGAGATGTTCGAGACCCATCAGGCAAAGTGGGGCGAAGCCATTTTCAACGAGGATGCTTATTTCAAGTATTTGCAGCCTCTCATCGACGACGGCAGCGGCGCGTATCTTGCCATGCTGCAGGGCAGCAAGGCGGAGCAGCGTAAATGGTGGATGTACAACCGCTTCCGCTACCTCGACAGTAAGTACAACGCCGGGGACGCGCTGAGCGACGTTATCCAGCTCAGAGGCTACGCAAAGGCGGACATCACGGTCACGCCCTACGCGGACGTGTACGCCAGCGTGAAATACGGCTCCTACCTCGTGCAGACCCGCGCAGCAAGAAATCAGGCCTACACTCTGGCCTGCCCGCTGGACAACGTGAACGACACCGAAATCTACATCTATTCGGCCAGTCAGCTTGCCAGCGTGGGAGACCTTTCCGGCCTCAAGGTCGGCTATGCTGATTTCAGCATGGGTACGAAGTTGCAGAGCATCAAGCTGGGCGACAGCGCAGCGGGCTACAGCAACGGCAATATGCAGGAGCTTTACCTCGGCAACAACGTCCTGCTGAGAACGCTGGATGTGCGGAACTGCCCGAACCTCGGACAGGGCGACATGAAAACCGTGGATATTTCCGGGTGCAAGAACATCGAATACGTCTACTTCGACGGGACCACCGTCACAGGCGTGGAACTGCCGAACGGCGGCATCCTCAAGGTGCTCCACCTCCCGGCCACGATTACGAACCTCACCATCCGTAACCAGACGGCCATCACGAACCTCACCATCCCGTCGTACAGCAACATTTCGACCCTGTGGCTCGATAACGTCAGCAGCGCGGTGGACGAAAAGGCTATCCTCCGGGCCATCCCGGCCAGCTCCCGTGTGCGCCTTGCCAATATCTATTGGGAGGCGGAGAACGCAGCGGAGATTGAAGGCCTGTTCGACATCCTCGACACCATGCGCGGCCTCGATGAATACGGCAACAATATGGACACGGCGCAGATTTCCGGCACCATCCATACCAGCGCCCTCACAGGCGCAGAA